CCACTCCTTAGGTACTGTACTCTCTGCCCATTGAAAACCATTACGGTCTGCCCATTCTTTACAGGTCATCTTGCTTCCATCCTTACGCTTCTTGGCACCCTGTATTGTAGCACTGGCGTTTTGGAATACAAACCTGATGTCCAACTCTGGATGTTGTGCCTTGACAGCCTTCATCTTTCGTTGGGCATCCTGTCTGAAGTATCCCTTTAGTTCTACAATCATTGTACCTACTGCTAGGTCAGGGATGTAGTGACGTTCCACATAGTAGGCCAGCTTCTCTGGTTCATACTTATATGAAACGCCACGTTCATCAAGGTCACTGATGACCCTCGCCTCAAAAGTCCCCTTCGTTGGCATTGGCTACACCATCCTCGTTACCGAATACATCTGCTGCATTATCTTTCGATACTGCTGCTGACACATAGCCTTCCTCTTCATCAAAGATAGCTGATGAATTGCTGGCGTACTCGACAAGGTTGATAACCTGCACTGCTTTAAGACGTAGTGATACACCCACTTGCTTAGTTGATTGCATCACATAGGGGATAGGTTCAGCCGCTACATTAACGAGTGACCCATTACCTACAAGAACATTCTGTGTCATAGGTGTACGCTTGGCATCTACAACCATAGGCTTTTGTTCAAAGGTCTGACCGTCACGTGACTTAACACGTGCCTTCAGTTTAGTCTTGAAGACAATGTTACCTGTTGGGTTACCGTTGTCGTCAACTTCCTGCTTGTATGATTTACGTGTGGACAGGACAGTCTTTAGTTTTGGATTGTCCTTGACAGCTTCTTCAAGCTTGTTCTGAGCCAAGCTATCTAACTGTTCACACACATCTGCTGCTTGTTCTTCTGGTAGTGAGACTTCAATAGAGTATTCACCCTCAGGTACAAACTTTGTATCTGGTTCAAATACTTTTGCCCACTGTGCATTACCTTTAATCTTCAGCATATTTGTAACTCCTGTTCTATGCTAATTATACTTGGCTAGGATGTAACTTTAGAAATCACGCAAAGAAATACTCTGATTGTAGTATCTCACGCAAATTTAATTCACCCCTAGCTGGTGGCACTGGTACATCTTCAGTACCTAGTACCTTGATAGCATGTTGCCTCAACTCTGTCAACACATCATGCTGCTCATACATATTAACAAACTCCTCACGTAATACCTCAGACAACAGTGGCATCATACTACTGTGTGTACCATAGCTGTCGTGTACCATAGCAAAGTCTTGGATGCCTAGGTTGCTTGCCTTGTTGATAGTCTTGGTCATAGCTGACGCATCCAGACTATGGATAAAGTTAGGGCTGCTGCCCAACCCTGTCCTCTGCCTGTTAACAGAGTTTGGTTTGTCTTTAGGAAAGGACAACGACACGATGCCCCCATTGATATGTGTCTTGATTCTTTTCTGCTGCACCTCACTGTATTGTTGTAACACTAACCATCCTGTAGGTGTGACCCACTCCATGTGCCTGTTCATCTGAGCATACACATCAGCCACATCCTTAATGTAATCCATCACCTTACGTGCTGATACAATTACCTCACTGATTGAATCCCATACGTGACCAGCTAGGTAATTGGATGCCTCAAACAAATCATCACCGAATGGGTTAGGCTCACCACCATCTATCTTCTCACGCATAGCTTCCTCTATGTAACCACGACAGGCGTGGCGTGTACCACTGTAGGGTACGATCATTACTGGACGCTTGGCAAGCTTCCTGTCTACGCCAAAGGTCAAGCACTTACGTGCTAGTTCTGTGTCGTCCTGCTTCACACGTGCGATAGTCTTGTCTGCCACCTGTGTGTAGATGTCTTGAGGTATACCTGATGGTACTAAGTTAGTAGCAAGGCCACCCTGCCTGTCCCGCAGTATGGCAGAGAGGTGCTGTAGCCCATTGCAGCTACCATCTGCTGACACAGGTAGGCGTGTCTCATACCCCCAGCTATGTTTCATCAGGCCTGACATCTCGTAGCACCATGCCAAGAACTGGAATGGTTTGTCTGCCTCAAGCCAGACCAAGCACTCGTATGGGTTGGACACAATGCGGTGCGCCCACATCTCTGCGTACTCCCATGCCCATGTCTCACGCTGGTCTAATGTAACCTTGTCGTTACCATACAGGTTGGCACCATGAATACACAACCACCGTGCATCATCCCAGCTATTGATAGCCATGGGATAGCCAAACTCTAGCAGTGCCTTACTCCAATCGGCAGACTGAGGTGAGAGGAACGTGCTGCTTGCATACTTGCGAGAACGAAAGTCATTCTGCCACACATAATAGAACTTGTCATACTTAGAAAACTGTTCTGCTATCTGTAGAGTACGCTCTACTTGTATGCGCTTGCTCACGCTGCGGTTGTTGAGAGAGTAGATATGATTACGCTTGCGTGACCATGCACGAAAGTCATCCCTCTCAGCCTCAGTCAACTGCTTGGGGTCACGGTCAAAGGGATACTCAGGTAATGGTATATCCTCTTTGGCTGGTAGCTTACCCCACTCATGTCCGTTGTCCCATATGGTACGCATCACCTCAAGCAATGGCTTGTTGATACGCCACTCTGTCCGTTGCAGTGTGTTAAGACAGGCATACTCTTGGCTCAAGTCTTCCTGCTTTAGTCTGCGTAAGTGTGTCTTCAAACTCATTTGCGCCTCACTATAGGTAGTTCATCTATATCGTGACCATGAAACCCACCACCCTGTACATCTGTCCAGTCTTTGGGTGGCACTATGCAGGGTAAGTAGCGTGGCCTTGATACTTCCATGTATTCGTTGAACGCTTGGATAAACTCTAACGTACCGTCAGTAGGTTTAACGTAGGTAGCCCTGCGTTTACGTTCAGTCTGCTGTGTGTCCAGCTTAACAATACCTGTGTGCTGGATGATGATGTCCACCATCTTAAATCCTACATGCACACGCTCTGACTTTAGCCATGCTGATTCTTCGTACCCATCCTTGTTCATCTTGTGTGTCAGACCGTAGCGTCTAGCACCATAGGCTTTCTTCATAGCCTCTTTGATTGTGTTCTTTGCTACACTACCTTCTGCGTGTACCCATCTGTCTAGTCTATCCTGCATCTCAATGTTAGTACCAATGGTACGTGCCACATGCAGCAGTGTGTTCTTCCTGCTGATGCTGTCAACCAACGACACCACTGAGAGGTAGGCTACCTGCTCTGCATCCATATTCCTGACACGCTTCCATGCTATGTCTCTTGATGGATTGCTAGGGTTGGCTAGGTACTGTTCTATACCCTGTGCTACTTGCCCCACAACTGTACCCACAATGGCTCTACCATGTGGCAGGTGTGATTCCCTACCCTTTTCAATGGCCTTGTCTCTGGCCTTCCTGAAGCGATTGACACCCCCTGTCAGCATGTCTGCCTCAAGTTCAAGCTGGTGTTCAAATAGGTCTTGGTTAGTTTCTAAAGTTACAACCATGATAAGACCCCCCTTTACTATATCTTTAAGATACGGTCAGCATCCCTGCTATACCAATGGTGAATACACCTGCTAACATAACTACAAATTGTATACCTGTTACTGATTCATAGTCACCTAACATACCTACTACTGCTACTGCTATCATAGATACAATCCATACTGTAAGTAGTACATCCATCACGCTTCTCCGTAGTTCTCTAGTAACCATGTCTCCAATGGTGACTGTTGTACTGCTGTTGGTTCTTCTGCCCACTGCATCTGACACTCAGGGCAGTAGTATTCAATCATCCCATCCACTGCGTACAAGGCTTCAGCCTCACCACTACAGTGCATACAGTTCTTATACCCCATGCTCATTGCTCTGTCCCCTCATTGGTACGCAACAATTCCCCAGCTACATACCCCATCTTAAACTTGATATGATACTGAGCCTGTTTGTTCTTATCATACTGGTTGTCATAAGTCAAGCCATGATAGCCATTGTGATAGCCCATAATGTAAGCATCATCATACTTGTTACGTCCCTGATTCATTGTCTGTCTCCGCCTAGTCTGCATGATTGCTCTGTGTACTGGTGTTATCATTTCCGCTTTGCTTTCTTACGTTTGTTAGCTGCCTTACGCTTGCTTGGTTCCCATTCAAATATATCACCTGCTTTCATAGGTGCAACAGTTGTCCACTTAGACAAACTATGAGTGTGCCTAGTGCGTACTCCTACGCCTTGAAATATAGCATCATTTGTCATCCTTACTTACCTTTCAAAACCGTGGTGTAAATTCTACGCCATCCTCATGCTGTTGCTTTAGTGTGCGTAGCTGCTGCCGCATAGCTGTTACATCTTCCCCATCCCACTCTGCATCCTGTATCTTGATGGATAGTGCTGTCAATTTTTTGACAGTAGACTCTAGCCTGTCGTCAGAGTACACGTCCTTGCAGTATGTATCAATGTACATGCTCATCTTCTACCCCCTGTGGATACATGTGTATCCCTGTGTAATAGATAGTATCCCAATTTATACCAATGGTTGCATTATGCCTATGCTCTAAAGCATGTAACACTTCATACGCTTGGTCTTCTGTTAGCCAGTCACACTCTCGCAACACGTCTGCAATAGACCACACGATTGCAATCTCATCGTCCTGTAGTTCAAGCTCTGTCATTGTCAATCTCCTCTACGTCATTGTCTATGATAAGACTTAGCATAGGTTCGTTATCATTGTCAATGTCTAACGACACCACATACTGGTTTGTCCAGATAGACAAGTCACCACGGTACGCCTCGTATAGTAGGTCATACATTTCCTGTGCCTCGTATACTTCGATGGCCTCGACAATCGCATAACCCTTACGCTGCTTGTCGTATTCCATTAGGGTCATGGTGTGTGCGCCTTCACCGTCCTGTGTTATGTCCAGCCTGTAGCTGTCGTCTAAGTGTAGCTGTAATGTTCTCATCATTTTACAAACTCCTCGCTTGGTATCTTGTCCCACTCACTGCGTCTGATCTTCCACTTGTCTCGCTGTATGGGTGTGCAAAACCTCACCCACTTCCTGCCTACTACTACCCACACTAAACGTGTGCCGCATACAGGCCAGCGTGTGTCGTATAGGTCACACCTAAACAGCTTGGCATTAGCCCATGTTTTTTCTGGTGGTTTTTCTATGCAATGGTTAGTCATTAGTCCATCCTCGTCACTGTGTAACCGTCATCAGTTGGTATTGCTACCATAGCATACGGATAAAAGTATACTGTACCCTTGTGCGTCTGCATCTTGCCTATGTATGGCATGTCAGGGTCTTCGGCATACTCACTGCTGTATGTGCCATCATCTGCCACAGTGCCATTGAACTTGTTTACAGGGTAGCCATAACGCCCCTCTAAATATTCTTTTAGGTTATCTTCCTGCAACAACACAGCCTCAGTCACCCAGTAGGGCAGTACCCCTAACGATTCGACAAGGTGTTCTTGTGGTGCGTCATAGTCTTTGTTGTTGATTACTAGTGTCATGTCTTTAATCCTTAAACGCTTGGTTAATCATGTCAGCATATGCCAACCCTGCTAGTCCTAGTGCTATGCCTATAAGCATTACCACGATTACTAATGCTAAGTCAATGATAAACATTGATACCCCCTATGTAATGTTATGTATTCTGCGCCATGCTACCCATGTGATAGCTTGCATCTCATATGCCTTGATACCACACTGCTGTGCCGCATGTCTATATAAATCCTGCAACATGGCATATTCTTTTTTGCCTATGTTAGTCTTGTCATCTGTCAAGCCTACTCGCTCACCATACGCAATGTTTCTGGCATGTCCGTCTATGGTGCATGTGTCCTCGCCCATGATGTTCTCATAAAAGCATACTATCTTTTGCCCATTGAGTATAGCCTTGGTCTCTGAATAGTCTGGCATGTCTTGCAGTATGCGCCACGCCTTGGCTCGCATGGTGTGGTATGTGCTAACCTTTACCGATTCGATATGGTCACCACGCATGAACGCACCGATCAAGTCATCTGCATTGGTCACGTTTCTGTGCCACTTGTTGTTGGGTGATAGTGCCGCCACAACACCCACTGCAATGTGCAACGATATGTCGTGTTTGTCTGCTATCTTTTGGCACTCGCACTTGGCTACATGATACCATGTCATGCCATGCTTGACCTCTTCTGGATTGGCAAGTTTATAGATTGCCAGTATGTTTGCTACAGTCATTGGTACTACTCCCTAGCTATTACAAGGTACAACAATGACTAGCACTGTTGTCCCCTATATGTCAAGTGCGTGTAATGTCTGCAACACCACCGAAACCACGGTTGGCAAACGCTGGCACATGTAAGTACCGACTAACCTTGCCTGTATGCAGTCCCATAAACGTGCTGCCACTGCTAACACCGAAACGGTACTTGTTAACGCGTGGACGCTTGCCTACTACTGCTACAGTCTTGCCGAACATTTTGATAGTTTTGGTTTTCATAGTCTTAGTCCTCTCTCAATATAGGCGCACTATTGCACCTTGTAATAGCTAGAGGTTTTGGATTGTCAGCCCTCTACCCCTAGCTTAGCCCTCTCCACCTAGCAGATACCCAGTGTATCGCTGTTTATCCCGTAGTCACTCTGTGAGTGTGTTAGCCCTACTAACTCGCCCTAAGGATAGGCAGGTATATTTGACGCTCCGATTACTAGTCCCCTAGTCCGTTCGTATCTGCCACGTTGTGGAATATGCCACTAGGCAGGTTCTGTTTATTATTAGTCCATCGACTAGCAGGTTTTGGTGCCTCGTCACCTTGTATTCTGTATCCTAATCTTATTCTATTCTGTTAGTCAATCCATATTCGTATTTAGTCTGCTATTCTTTTTAGTCTATGGCCTAGCATGGTTGGACGTACCGCCTATGCGCTTTCTTTTGGCCTATGTCGTCGGGCTGTTGTCTGCCTAGGCAGTGCGTCGTTCCCTCCGACACCACAAAGACTAGCACGCAATAATTGAGAAAGTAAATGATGGATAATTGACACTTGTAGCGTCAGAATATTGACAGGTGTCAGGTTTTTGACAGGTGTTTATATATACTTAAAGTGTCTAATGGTTTGTTCTGGTTATGTTCTAGGACTCTAAGGTTTGTTAAGAACAGAACAAGAACAGATAGAGAGAGACACACAAAAGATTTTAAAAGACCCCAAAGAATCTTAGCCATGCCTAACATTTAAAGGCACCCTGAAGAATCTTTGGGGTCGCATAGATTTTAAGGTGTCAGGGGGTCACGCGCATCTACTAATATTATATACCCCCTCAGATTTTTTCGTCATTTTTAGGCCTGTTTAGCACCCTTAATGGTACATACAAAGTCTACAGTCTTCCAATGACCATCTGGTGGATACTCCTCATGTACTATCTTCATCTCAATACAAGCAGGTTCAGTATCAAACCACTGTACATCTTGTGTCAAACAATTGACAGGAGAACATACAGTAAGCATTAGTGTCCATATTACTTCCATAATCTTGCCTTATTCTCATAGCCGAAGCATAAGCAGCATACCTAAAGACTCTTAAAGACCCTTAAAGACCCCCTATCTTAAAGATATAGTAAAGGGGGTCTTGTCTAGGTTGTAACTTTAGAAAGCTATCCATCCATCCTGCTTGTTACTAATACCAGAAACATTCATGCTAGACATAAACTTTTCTAGTTCACTATCCAGTAGTTCTTCTTTTCTTGTTCGTATTTCTGTATCTGCATCAGCAGCCATTTGCTCTGTCCAGTACTGCACTGCCATAGCAAGTACGTCAAGTCTATCGTCATGTGCTAATGCTCCACGTTGTTTAGTTATCCTAGTCATCTGATAGGTAAGCATGTACTTAATACCCTTTTCAGGGGGCATGTTCTGTACACTGTCATAGTCCTTTTGTATGACCTTAGGGTCTACTACAAGTCTATGCTGGTTCATTACAGGCTCTAACGTATCAATGATACGCATTTCCTTTTGTGTATTATGCCTAACCTCTTCCAGCGTAACTGGATAAGTCTTTAACATGTACGGCTTGAGCAACTCAGTAAACATACCGTCACCAAAGTTACTCTCTATGAGTACCGTGTTTACCTGATGTATCTTGGCGAGGTCTGTAAGGTGCTGTAATGTAGTGTCAGAGTAACCACCCTCAACACCACCACAGTCCACCACGTACAGATAACCATTCAACATCTTCACAATCGAGTAGGCAGTCTCGTCACTACCTCTACCTGATGGGTCAATAGCCATCACTGAGCCTGTGTATTTAGCCCTACCTACTGTATCTTCTGGCGCATAGTACTTATCGCCACTCAAACCCACGTTAGGAATCTCTGACATGGGCTTCATTATTCCGTACACCATCTTTTCTGGTGCTGTATCCTTGTCACAGGAGTAGATAATTAGGTCACTCAGTTTAAGCGGATATTTGTTTGCGTCACTGAGACTAGTATCCAACATAAATTGCAGAGCAAAACCACTTCTACCATAACTAAGTTCTCTTTCTAATAAGTCTTCATCATCAAATCGTTTAGCGTCCGTAGGATGACCGTACACGGCCTCTAACTTTTCCTGTAGGGTTTCATACAAGAAGGGTGCTAGACGCCCCCCATAGGCCTTCTCTGCGCGTTCTAGGCTAGGGTATCTAGCGGGCCATACTCTCATGGCGTATCCACGCCCCAACAGTACGTTATACAGGCTCATTTCATTCTGAGGTGTACCAAGATAAATAATCTTACCCTCAGGCTTCAAGACAGCATCAAATTCCTTGACAGTCTCCCCCAGCTTCTCACGCATCATGTGGGTCATGGAGTTGTTAGGAACTTCTACGTCATCAGCGATAATAATGTCAGCACGTGAACCTGTAAGCTGCCCTGTGACCCCTACAGACTTCACTGAGGGGCTACCAGATGCTTTAGTTGGTGCTACATCAAAGGCTATCTTAGACCATCTCTGCCCCTCTTTAGCCACCAAATGCTGGCAAATAGGCAGTTCCATGATAATACGCTGCGTAAACGTAGAAAAGTCGTCAGCACGTGCCTTAGATGCAGACACCACCATAAACTTTAACTGTGGGTCTAGCAGTAACTGGTGTACCACGTAGGCAGCAGTAATGTAAGACTTACCTACACCACGGAAAGCTTCGATAATACAACGCTTGGGACTATGTTGTAGATAGTTCGCAATATCATATTGTACTGGCGTAGGTTCTGGTAGACCCAGATGTTGCCATACTAAGTATGTAAAGTTCCTAAAGTCTCTCAGAGCCTCAGGAACGGCGTTTGGTTGTTGCATAGTGGGTACATACCTCTCAAGGCTCTAAGGCCTGTCAGTGGGCTTCTATGAGCGATTAAACACTATTTTATTTGTACATATATAGCATAGTAGTTTTACATTCTCAAATAGCTTCGGAATGTACTGGACAGTCTTACAATGTTTACACACATGTTTAGTCATCGTATATCACTTCGATGTCGTGTGCATGTGCATCGTTTACCTTTGCCCATATAGCGTTTATAGGTGCTACTGAGAACTCCCACGTAGCTGCCTTGTCCCCTACGGTAGCAGAGCCATCAAGATTAAGACCGCTTGTAGGTGCTGTAGTGTTATTACCAAAGCCTATAGTAATAGAATGGTTGTCGTGGTCATTTTGAATACACAGATACATACGAGATGAGTTGTCATCTAATAGCTTTACCCAAGACTGGTCAGCAGGTAGCGTGACGTTCTTAGATGCTAGACTTGCGTTATGGCCTCTCATTGCACACTCTCTGCTACGTCAAACGGTAAGTCGTTAAGAAGGTTAGCCATGGGGCTTTCAGCAGTGATGACATCCAGTGATGCACCATTGTCTTTCAAAAATTTAACAGCTACTGAAAGCTCACTTGCAGTTGCCTCTCCGCTACGTACACGTGCTAGTAAATCAGTAGTAACAGCAGCATGTAAATCGTCCATCTGTTGTTTTTGGCTCATTGCCACTCTCCTGTGCGTATCTGCTCCGCAACTTCTACCGCACGTTGGCCTACTTGTTTAGCCCACCTGCTGTTCAGAAATTCGTCTGCTGCCATATCGTAGTTTCCGTCCTTTAGCAGAGCCATTGCGTTTACGAACTTGCCCACTGTCCCTATCCCTACGTTGAAGGTGAAGTTGATAAGGGCTTGAAAACGTGCCGTGTCTAAGTCTTCTGTCCACGGAAAGGTCAACACCAACTGGTTTGTTGCCCTCTCTATGTCGTTTATCAGCAACATCTCTGCTTCTTCTTCTGAGATGCCTACATCTTCCAAGTTTCTTCCAACACCGATAGTAAGCTTGTCTGCTGTGCATTTGTAGGGCTTTAACCTCAATCCTTCGTGACGTTTAAGTTGTTGAATTAACTGTGAATAGTTCATGCTTTCTTCTTATACTTATTTGTCTTCTTAGGGAAACCAGCCTTCATATTGGCATAGGACTTGTCACTGATAGTAGACTTACCCTTAGGTCTGCTAGTACCAGCTTTTTTACGTTTGTTAATGTTTTCGTATAGGCTCATAGTTACCTCTATTTCTTGAACATCTTAGTAAGTTGTTGAACACCAAAGCTTGCTGCAAATACAACGCCTACAGCAGTCTTGTAAAAGTCTGGCATACTGTCTAAGGCTTGAAAGCCACGCTGTACGATGTCTTCGTGTCCTGTGAAGGCTAGTATCAGGGGTATGCTTACAAGAATTGTTAGCCACTCATCCTTCCAGCTTGACGCAGAAGCCTGTGCCATAGTCTGGTTCCACTCCATTTCACCAGCAGCAACCTTCTTTGCTACAGCTACTTTGGCTTTTTGTGTCTCAACCTTACCTTCCATCCATGTACTGGCTAGTCCAGCTACTGCTTGTACTACTCCTAGTATCATAGTGCCTGACCTCTTAGTTGCTTACATCTAAATTTTTGTGCCATGATAGCACCCTCATGCACCTCTGCAATCATATTACCCATTTCGTAGGCTCTAGCTTTACATTGCTCCTGTGTCTCATAGGGGCCACGTGTATCATGGTATTCCCAGCACATGTCAGGAGAAGCTATAGCACACGCTAGTACTATTGTCTTAAACATTCATACTCTCCTTAATAACCCACAGAATAATACCTAGCATTGCTAGTCCTAGTCCTATACATACTGCCCAATAAAAGACTATAATGCAGTTGTCAGTAAATTGTTGTCGTTCTTTTTCCGCTTGCTTTTGTGCAGCAATTCTTTTACTACGTGCTTCTGCTTGAAACTTAACCCAATCCTGCCACAGTCCTGCCCTACCGTAAAGCTGCATAGCCTCACGCAGTTCGTTTTCCTGCTGCTTAATTTTTTCTAAAGCCATAAACTCTTCTAGGTCATTACCAGACTTACCGCCTACTTGGTTCCAGAAAGAATTTTTCTTTTTGTTGGCTCTAGATTGTAAAGTTTCTTTGGCATCTACGTACTGAGAGATAGCCGTGCCAGCGTCAACTAGTTCCTTGCCATTAGCTAGGGTTTGCTTTATAATTGCAAAGGCAGCATTAGCCGCCGCTAGTTCTGCTAACATGGCTATTCTCCTACAGTTTCATTAGTAAAGATGCTGCGAGGCCAACAACAATAATCGTTGACCCCATAATCATTGCTTCTAAACGCCACAGACGCTTATCAAGGTTTTCAAGTTTATCACCAACAGCCTTGTAGCGTATTGCACATTCTTTCTCATGGCTCTCTAAGTCGAGGGCAACACGGAGTTCGGGTGTTACTTCTTGTACTTGTTTCATTAGCCAGCAATCTCTGTAATAGTAATGTGACCCAATCTATCTGTAACAGTATTTCCGTCATTTCGACTGTTTATATAAAGAGTCCCAGAGTCAGCCTGACCTTGAAGTGTATATGTGACTTGAGATGTGGTTGCTGGACTGTCTTCAATAATGGTGCTGAAACAGTGAAAACCTTGTCCAACATTTTGTGCCGCACGGACATTACCTAAAGTTGATCTGCTTGCATCATCATCTGCATCAAAGTGTAAAGTAGTGGTTGTAGAATTAATAACTTTCGCAAGCCTACAATCTATAGCACCAGAAACAGTATGTCCATATATAAAAGATACATGTATCAACAGCTTACTTGATGTTGAGGTTGGGGTTATATTAATCGTCAAGTTTGAATCTGAAAAAGAAGATGTATGAGTAGATATTGAATTACTCTCAGCATGTTTAACTTGCAGCACACTTCCAAACGTAGAGGCAGGGGCTGAACGACTGTTTAATTTTATTAGTGCCATATCAGTCTCCTATCCAGCTATTTCTTGAAGAATTATTGTGCTTGCTGTATTAGCTCCATTTGCATCTAGGTTTTGTGGCCTGTTCATAATGCCTTCATTACTTTCAACCGCCCAATGCAAATCATACTCTGTTGACGATGTGGTAGCTGGGCTGTCAAGGTACTGCATACTCACTGGTATCATTCCATAGGCTCCAGTTACTCTAGTTGTAACAGCCATCGAACATTCAACGCCAGTACCAGCATCGCCTATGTAATTGGTTGCGGCATTACCCCCAATTAACCTTAGATAAATTCTTTTGGTAAAATCGCTTTGACCAAGCATAGTATGAATAGACACAAGAACTTTACTGTTAGTTGATGAGGGCGTGATTGATGCTTTCAATCCGCTACTTGCAAATGTTGATGATGTGGTGGAGCTAAGATCAGTCTTAATACCTTGAACAACTTGCAACACAGCACCTGTCGGCATTGTCAATGCCTTTCCAGACAAGTCTAAACTTGTTGCCAACTTAGCGTCAGTCACTGCACCATTAGCAATCTTAGCTGTGGTGATAGCACCATCAGACACACTGCCAACGCCCAGCACATCACCAAGAGCCACAACAAAGTCGATGCTGTCTGAGGCCGTCAGTGCGCTGTCAAATACAAGGTTGCTTCCTGATACGGTGAACGAATCTTGAGGAGCCTGAATCACTCCATTAAGTGAAACCAGAAGCTGATTAGCAGTCTCTGGATAATATGCCGCAGAACCTAGCGTAAGAGCGTAGGTATCTGTAGCAGAGGCAGTCAGGTTGTCCAGCTTGTGGAACCCACCGCCTACAGGGGATTTACCTATGTAGGGCATCTGCCTCTCCTAACTTAACGCAGTAATAATAAGTTTTGGTTTGATTACACCACTAAACGTATCTGTTCCATCCCAATGCTCAGCGGTATGAAGTTCAGCATCATTGCTGCCACCGTAATCACGGCCTTGTATTTTTAGTGTTTTGGCTGTTGTCCAAGTGGATTGTCTACCTGTTGCTGTGCT